TTAAAAGTTATTTCCCAAGTCAAACCGTAAGTGATGCTGAGAAGCTAAGCTACGACTATGGTTTGAAAGTAGGTAAGGCAATTGAGCAAGAGTGGTTCAACAATGATAGGGGTTCCAATAGGTACAGAGCTAATAGCAATGATTTTCATAATTTAAGATTGTACGCTAGAGGCGAGCAGTCTATACAAAAATATAAGGATGAGTTGTCTATAAACGGTGATTTGTCCTATTTAAATTTAGACTGGAAACCTGTTCCTATTATATCTAAGTTTGTGGATATAGTTGTTAACGGAATCGCGGAAAGAACATATGATATAAAAGCTTATTCTCAATCTCCAAATGGAGTTGAAAAGAGAACGGAGTACATGGAGGCTATAATGAACGACATGGAATTCCAAGAGTTTGATAATTTTGCTGCGGCAAATTTTGGTGTGAATACCAAAGAGAGCGATCAAAAAGAATTACCAGAAACTCCAGAAGAACTACAACTTCACATGCAGCTAACGTATAAGCAAGCTGTTGAACTTGCTGAAGAACAAGCTTTGGGTGTTTTGTTCGAAGGTAATAAGTATGAGTTAACAAAGAAAAGGTTTTACTATGACCTAACGGTTTTAGGTATTGGTGCTGTTAAAACCTCATTTAACACATCAGAAGGAGTTGTTATTGACTACGTTGATCCAGCTAACTTGGTTTATTCTCATACTGACTCCCCTTATTTTGATGATATTTATTATGTTGGAGAAGTTAAATCTATTCCGGTAAACGAATTAGCAAAGCAATTCCCTCATTTGTCAGAGGGTGATCTTGAAGATATAATGAAAAACAAGTCTAACAATAGGTCGAACTATAACTCTAGACATAGCGAAGACAAAGAGGATAACAATACGGTTCAAGTTTTATATTTTAACTATAAAACCTACATGAATGAGGTGTATAAGGTTAAAGAGACTGGAACTGGTGCCGATAAAATAATACCTAAAGACGATTCATTCAATCCTCCAAAAGATAAGGAAGGTGGTTACGGTAGAATGCTTAGGTCTGTAGAGTGTCTTTACGATGGGGCTATGGTTCTTGGTACTGATAGGTTGCTTAAGTGGGAGATGTCAAAAAACATGATGCGTCCTAAAAGTGATTTCACTAAGGTTAAAATGAACTACGCTATTGTAGCACCAAGAATTTACAATGGTAAAATCGACTCGCTAGTTAAGCGTATAACAGGTTTTGCTGATATGATTCAGTTAACCCATTTAAAACTACAACAAGTAATGTCAAGGATGGTTCCAGACGGTGTTTATTTAGACGCTGATGGCTTAGCTGAAGTTGATCTAGGTAATGGAACAAATTACAATCCACAAGAAGCTTTAAACATGTTCTTTCAAACTGGTAGTGTTATTGGTAGATCATTTACAAGCGAAGGTGACATGAACCCAGGTAAAGTACCTATTCAAGAAATTACATCAGGTAGTGGTGGTAATAAAATGCAAGCTCTTATCGGTAATTACAATTACTACTTACAAATGATAAGAGATGTAACCGGACTCAACGAGGCTAGAGATGGTAGCACGCCAGACAAAAATGCTTTAGTTGGTATTCAAAAAATGGCGGCAGCAAATTCAAACACAGCAACTAGACACATACTACAAGCTGGGTTGTATTTAACAGCTGAAACAGCGGAGTGCTTATCACTTAGAATATCTGATATTATAGAGTACTCACCAACAAAAGACGCCTTCATACAAGCTATTGGGGTTCATAACGTGGCTACGTTAGAAGAGATGTCTGAATTACACTTGTATGATTTTGGTATATTTATAGAGCTACAACCAGATGAAGAGGAAAAAGGCTTGTTAGAGAATAACATTCAAATGGCCTTGCAACAACAAAGTATAGAACTTGAAGACGCTATTGATCTTAGAGAAATACGTAATATCAAACTAGCTAACCAATTGTTGAAGATACGTAGGAAGAAGAAACAAGAAAGAGATAGACAACTACAAATGGAAAATATCCAAGCTCAATCTCAATCTAACACTCAAGCGGCTCAAGCGGCAGCTCAAGTTGAAATGCAAAAAGATCAAGCGCTAACACAAAGTAAATTGCAATTAGAACAAGCTAAGTCTCAGTTAAGTTCTCAGAAAATGCAACAAGAGGTTATGCACAAAAAAGAGCTTATGGCTCTAGAGTTCCAATACAACATGCAACTTAAAGGAATTGAGGTTGATGGAATCAAAGATAGAGAAAAAGAAAAAGAAGATCGTAAAGACGAAAGAACAAAAATACAAGCATCTCAACAAAGTGAGATGATTGAGCAAAGAAATAGTGGAAAACCACCTAAAAACTTTGAGTCCGCAAGTAATGATATACTAGGTGGAGGGTTTGATTTAGGTTCGTTTGACCCTAGTTAGAATTATTAATTATTATTATATTATATTATGGAAGAAAAATTAGAAGAAGTAGTCGAAGAGACTACCCAAGAAACGACTGAACAAGTCGATGAGAGTAAATTTGAATCTGCTGGTGACGATAGCGTTATTAAAGTAGATTTAAGCGCTCCACCACAGGAAAAAGAAGAAACTGAAGTTGTGGCAGAGGAAAAAACTGAAGAAGTAGAAGCGGTAACAGAGGTTACTGAGGAAACAGAAGTACAACCAGAAGCTGAAACACAAGAAACTCCAGTATTAGAAGAGATTACTGAAGAAGAAGTTGAAGAGGTTGAGGAGCAAGTTGAAGAAGCTATAGCGGAAGCTGAGGCTACTGGAAAACCATTACCAGAAAATATCCAAAAGTTAATGGACTTTATGGAGGAGACTGGAGGTGATTTAAGTGACTACGTTAAGCTTAACCAAGATTACTCAAAATTAGATGATCAAAATCTATTATACGAGTACTACAAGCAAACAAAACCTCATTTAAACAATGAAGAAATTAACTTCCTTATGGAAGACACGTTCTCTTACGACGAAGATGTAGACGACGATAGAGATATACGTAGAAAGAAATTAGCGCTTAAAGAGCAAGTTGCCAGCGCTAAAAGCCACCTAGACGGGCAAAAGTCTAAATACTATGAAGACATCAAAGCTGGAAGCAAACTTACGGGTGAGCAACAAAAAGCAATTGATTTCTTTAATAGGTATAACAAGGAGTCAGAAGCAACTCAAAAAACAGTTAAAACGAACTCTGATATTTTTACACAGAAAACAAATAGTGTTTTCAACGACAAGTTCAAAGGTTTTGAATATAACGTCGGTGATAAGAAATACAGGTTTAATGTAAACAATGCTGAAGAGGTTAAAAACACTCAAAGCGACATAAGCAATTTTACCAAAAAGTTTTTGGATAAGAACTCTGCTTTAACAGACGCTAAGGGTTATCACAAATCTCTATACACAGCAATGAATGCGGACGCTGTTGCAAAACACTTTTACGAACAAGGAAAAGCAGATGCTATGAAAAATAGTATTGCTAAAGCCAAAAATGTTGATATGAACCCAAGACAAAGTCATGGAAAAATTGAAGCTGGAGGCATGAAGTTTAAAGTGTTAGGTGAAAATACTTCTGATTTTAAGTTTAAAATTAAAAACAAAAATAAATAACAATTTAAAAAAAATTTAAAATGGCAATTACAGGCGTAACGAACAGTCAACTTCCTGCAACGAAGATGACATTAAGTTCAAATTACATAGATTTCGCAGGCGGTTCAACTGGCTGGGAACAACAATACCTGCCTGACTTAATGGAAAAAGAAGCTGAGGTTTTTGGAAACAGAACAATCTCAGGTTTTTTATCTCAAGTTGGAGCAGAAGAGGCAATGACCTCAGACCAAGTAGTTTGGTCAGAACAAGGTAGATTACACTTAGCATACAAAGGACATATCGTAAATAACGCTGCAACAGTAAATACTACGGGTACTCCTGCTGGTGGTGTTATTGAGATCGATCACACAATTGATGATGTAGCGATAGCTTCAGTAACAGATCATGGTGTTAGACTAAACGACATGTTATTATTAGCTCATGCTTCTGGTACGGCTAGAGTTATTGTAACTGATGTTACTAACGATCAAATTGATGTAGTTCCTTATGATGCTACTGACAATGATGGTGAGTTACAACATGCTTTTGATGTAGCTGCGGTGTCTGCTGGTGCTAATGATGACAAATCTTTAACTATATTAGTTATTGGTTCTGAATACTCAAAAGGTACAAGCGGTAGAACTACAGCTAACGAACCACAATTCAAGTCTTACTCTAACAAACCAATTATTTTAAAAGATATGTATCATGTTTCTGGATCTGATGCATCTGCTATTGGTTGGGTTGAAGTTTCAGGTGAAGAAGGACAAAATGGTTACATGTGGTATTTAAAAGCTGAAGGAGATACTAGAGCAAGATTTGCTGATCAATGTGAGATGGCGATGATTGAATCTATCAAGGGTGATAGCGCACAATCTACTGCAGATGGATCTGTACTTGGAGCTGCTCACACTAACTTTGGTACAGAAGGTTTATTCGCAGCTGTTGAAGCTAGAGGTAATGTTGCTACTGGTATTACTGGCGTTAATGCCGCTACTGATTTAGCTGAGTTTGACGGTATGTTAGCTGAATTAGATTCTCAAGGAGCTATTGAAGAAAATATGATGTTTGTAAACAGAGCTACTGCTCTAGCAATGGATGACATGTTAGCTTCTATGAATTCTTACGGAGCTGGTGGTACTTCTTACGGAGTATTTGACAACTCTGAAGACATGGCTTTAAACTTAGGTTTCTCTGGTTTCAGAAGAGGTTCTTATGACTTCTATAAATCTGACTGGAAATACTTAAACCAATTAGATGGTAGAGGTGGTATCAACGCTAAAGACACTGTTTATGGCGTTAGAGGTGCTTTGATCCCTGCTGGTGTATCTTCGGTTTATGACCAACAATTAGGAAAGAACATGAAACGTCCTTTCTTACATGTTAGATATAGAGCTTCACAAACTGATAACCGAAAAATGAAAACTTGGGTTACTGGTTCTGTTGGTGCAACTACATCTGATCTAGATGCAATGGAAGTACACTACTTATCTGAAAGATGTTTAGTAGTTCAAGGTGCTAACAACTTCTTCTTATTGAAGTAAGCATTTATTATATTAAAGAGACTGGGATTAATTTCCCAGTCCCTTTTATTTTATTAATTTTATTATATATTATATTATGGCAAAAAAACAAAAAACACAAAAGGTCGTAGAACCTTTAATAGAAAAAGACTTCGAAGAAGTTGTGGTAGAAACACCAAGAGTTGTAGAGCAACCAAAAGTTAAAATACCGGTTATGGAAACTCCAGAGCCAAAAAAAGAAAAATGGGAGGTTAAAGATAGAGTTTATTACCTAAGAAGCAAAAGAAAACCTTTATCTTATTCGATCAAAGCTTCAGGAGTTTATTGGTTTGATGAAGAAAAAGGTTATGAAAGAGAACTAAAATATACTTCAAACCAAAAAACATGCTTTGTAGACGAAATGAAAGGCGATCAACTATTAGAACATATTATATTTAGATCAGGAACTTTGTTCGTTCCAAGAAACAAAACTGTTCTTCAAAAATTTCTTAGTTTATACCACCCTCATGGAAACGGTTTGTTTTACGAACACAAACCTGAGGCTGTAGCTAAAAATCAATTAATAGATATCAATTTAGAGGTAGACGCTTTAATAGCGGCGAGAAATATGGACATTGATATTGCGGAAGCTGTCATGCGTGTAGAGATTGGTTCTAAGGTGTCAGAGATGAGTTCTAAAGAGCTTAAACGTGATTTACTATTATTTGCTAAAAGAAATCCCGCGTTGCTATTAGATTTAGCTAATGATGGTGATGTTCAACTTAGAAACTTTGGTATTAAAGCAACTGAAATGGGGATATTAAAATTATCTTCTGATCAAAGAACTTTTTCATGGGGTTCTAACGATAGAAAGTTAATGAATGTTCCATTTGATGAACACCCTTACTCAGCTTTAGCCGCTTGGTTTAAAACTGATGAAGGTATGGAGATTTACTCCAATATTGAAAAAAGATTAAATTAATCTAACTGTAGATGCGGTCGCTCTACGGGGCGATTGCAAACTACAAATTAAAAAGAAATTATGGCAGTAAGTATAGACAGAGTATATCAAAAAGTTTTAGCGCTAGCTAACAAAGAACAAAGAGGTTATATAACTCCTCAAGAATTTAACTTATTCGCCGACCACGCTCAAATGGAAATATTTGAGCAATATTTCTATGACCTGAACCAGTTCATGAGGACACCTGGTAATAATACTGGACACTCGGACATGGTTACTAATCTAGAAGAGAAAATTAGTTTACATGAAAAATATGATCAAAACATTAGAGTCTCTGGTGATTCTGGTAACGTTATGACATCTGAAATAGATAGATTGTATAGAGTAGAAATGATTAGAATTGATTACAGTGGCATAGAAGGTGATTTTAATTTAGCCGAAGAGATTCAGTTAAACGAACTAAACAAGTATAGAACCTCTCCCTTGGGTGGTTGGTCTAAAAAAAGACCAGTATATACTAGGTACAAGGGCGAGATAAATCCACAGGCGATAAAAGTGTATCCCTATCCAGAACCTGCAACTTTAGACGACAATAACAATTATGTATTTACGGATCGTGTACTTGTTAGTTACATACACAAGCCAGTAAAACCAAATTGGGCTTATAATGTTATAAATGACAAACCGCTTTACAACTCAACTAACGGCGTAGATTTTGAATTACACGCTTCAGAAGAAACAGAATTAGTATATAGAATATTAGCATTAGCTGGTGTTGCAATCGAAAAACCACAATTAACACAGGCCGCGGTTGGGCTTGGTGCTAGTCAAATTCAACAAGAAAAACAATAAATAAATGGGATTATTAGACGATACAACGCAACAACAATATTACCAAGGGAATGATCACGGTAGCTATCAATTTACATCTTTAGACGATATTATCACTCAATTCCAAATAGCTTATGTTGGTGAAGGTAAAATAATATCAAAAATAAAGAGAGCTGATATTGCTTTCCACGCTCAGCGAGCTATGCAAGAATTATCATTCGATACATTCAAGTCTATAAAAGCTCAAGAAATCACGCTTCCAGCATCACTACAGATGACGCTACCACAAGATTATGTTAACTACACTAAGATTAGTTGGGTGGATTCTGCTGGTATAAAACACTTATTATATCCCGCTAGTAAAACTTCAAATCCCTTTCCCACAAACCAAGATTCCAATAATGACTATATCTTCAATAAGGATGGTAATTTAACTTCTTCTACAAACTTAATAGCAAATGGAGAGTTTAACAATGACACAGGCTGGACAGTTGACACTAACGCATGGACTATAGGAGATGTAACAATAACTACAACCGCTGGTAACCTTAATACCTATAAAAATGTATTGCAAGGTAACACGGTTGCAGCTGGTTACATAGAGATTGATGCTCCTGAAATTATTGAGGGTAGGCGATATAGAATAACATACGATATTGTCGTGGCTTCTACAGCTGGTCGGTTTATACTAGCAAATCACACGACTATTGCTAGCACGCTGAACTCGGATGCAAGTGATAATAACGTTGATCTTATTAACGAGACAATAGTTGGAACCCACTCGGTTGAGTGGCTACAAGGATCTAGCAGCACGGGTAAAATTAAGTTGTGGAATGATGTAGCTTTTGACGGAATAATTGATAATATAAAAGTTATAAGGGTTGGTAGTAGCGAAGAGTCTACGACTTGGTCGAATTATAAATCTGGAACTCCACCTGAAAATCAAGATGATTATCAAGATGACATTTATTGGCCATTAGACGGATCAAGATTTGGATTAGATCCTCAGCATGCTCAAGCAAATGGATCTTTTTACATAGATGATTTAAGTGGAAAAATACATTTTAGTTCTAATATTAGTGGAAAAACTGTGATCTTAGATTATATAAGCGATAGTCTTGGTACAGATGGAGAGATGCAAGTTCATAAATTTGCTGAAGAAGCAATGTATAAGTATATAGCTTACGCAATTTTATCTACATCATCCCAACCAATTCACCAACAGTTAGCACCTAGATTTAAAAAAGAAAGGTTTGCAGAGACTAGAAAAGCAAAATTAAGATTATCTAATATTAAATTAGAAGAATTAACTCAAATTTTAAGAGGTAAATCGAAACAAATAAAACACTAGTACATGCCAGAAATTAAGCATAATTTTACCGGCGGTAAGATGAATAAGGATCTTGACGAGAGACTTGTTCCAAACGGACAGTATAGAGATGCAATGAATATACAAGTGTCAACATCAGAAGGGTCTGAAGTTGGTACCGCTCAAAATATATTAGGTAACTCTTTAATTTCTGGGCAAGGGTTTATTCCATCAACAGCTAGTTGTGTTGGTAGTATTGCTGACGAAAAAAACGATAAGTTATATTATTTTGTTGTTGATAGTGATGAGGTTCTTCAAGGAATAGATCTTGTAGATTCTACTTTTTGGGCTTCATCAACTGGTATAACTGAAAACTACACTGGCAACGGCGTGCTTCTTACTACTTCTGGAGGAAACGCAAATACACCTAACTATCCTAATTGGCGCCAAACACTTGACTTAGTTGATGGTCAAACTTACAAGTTAAAAGTTAAGTTTAGTAATATTGATAACGGAGGAAATATGCCTACTAAATTTTTTATGGTAGGTATTAGTTCGCTTGGTGGCAATGATTCTTATAGACCTTATTACAATGATACTTATGAAAACATCACCATAAACAACGCTGGTGAATATACTAACGTTTTTACCTTTGACCAATCTTTAAACAACGGTGTTACTGCGATGGGGTTTTATGTAGAAATGGTAAACGGTAATACTTATCAGAAAAAAATAAACGTTGATAGTGTATCACTTACAACTAACCACTCAAGCTATATAATAGAGTATAATTCTGTAACTAACTTTATAACACCAGTTGTGGTTGATACTACTAGTGGTAGTGATGTTTTAAAATTTGATAAAAATATTATTACAGGTGTTAACATTATAGATGACATGTTGTTTTGGACAGATAATTATTCTGAACCGAAGAAAATTAATATTCCTCGTTGTATAAAAGGTACTGATAAATCTGGTTTAATACACACGAAGTTAATAAACGAATCTAGGGATATTGATATAAATTCTGGTATAGATTTAGAAGAAAAACACATTACAGTTATTAGGAAATCTCCTAGAACAGCTCCAACTATAGAATTAATCTCGGAGCGAAACCCAAACTCTACTTATAGTGGTATAATGCGAATCACGACTGATCCAGGTGGGCTTACTGTTGGTGGCGTTAACAATCAAAACGCTTCATCGTTGTGGTTTGACTCAACAAGCGACTACAATCACTTATATGATTTTTCTACACTAACAGTTGGTGATCGGTTCCGTACGAATATAGAAACTGACATAAATGGTGATAGTGGGTTTATTTTAGATTGGGGAGTTGGCGATACGGTGGTTTTTAAGGAATTTAGTGGAGACACGTATAATGACGTGCCATCAACACCGATAACAGATTATACTATAAAAGCTAAGATACTTGATGTTTTACCTAGTGATGAGCCCGCTGAGCTCGCGCCTAACGGCGACTTTACTTTGCCGAACATAAATGGTAGCAAACCGTTGGGATGGGGTTGGGATGCTCATTTTTCATACGACTCAGTAAATCACCGCATTGAGGGAGATGACGCTAATTATGGAAGAAAAGTTTGGTGTATTCCTACAATTCCCTTCGAAGAGGGAGGGGTTTACAATGTTTCAGTCACCGTGTCTAACCATACTGAGGGCCAATTGTTAGCTTATATAGCTGGTAATACTGGCTATTCGTTCTACTCTAGTGGAAATATTCCCTACTGGTACCCAGTAATCGGTGGTTCGACAGGTTGGATGACGCCGACGGGGGGAAGCGTGACCCATGAATTTACTTTTATTTTAAATGACGCAACATCAAATAACGGCGCCGACTACGGTGGCGGTAACTCAACGTGGGGTGATCTTACTAATAAATTCTTTTTAAGAACCGATGACATAAGTCAAAACGGTCTTGGTTTTAATGGTAATATTGATAGTGTCTCTATAGAAAGACAAGACGTTTCAGATGCAGGCGTGAGGTTAGAGGTGACAGGTATCAACGGTGCTCCAGCAATGGTACCAGATGGTTACTCTGAATTGAGATATGCTGTTGACTTGCTAGATGAAGAAGAAAATTTATTTGAATTTAAACTTCCAAGATTTGCTTATAGGTATCAATACGAAGATAAAGAGTATTCAGCATTCTCACCTTTTACTGAGGTAGCGTTTTTACCTGGATCTTTTGATTTCCACCCACAGAAAGGTTATAATCTAGGTATGACCAATGGGTTAAAAGAAATAACAATCAAAAATTTTATTCCTGGAGATGGAATTGTTGATGACGTTGTCGCTGTTGATATACTTTATAAAGACGAGGCTTCTCCGAATATTTATGTAATAGATACCATTAAGAACAACCAATATGGTAGCAATATTTGGACTAGCAACGAGTACACTATAAAATCAGAATCTGTAAAGCGAGTACTTCCATCAAATCAACTATTAAGACCTTGGGATGCTGTTCCTAAGAAAGCATTAGCACAAGAAATTAGTGGTAATAGAATTATATATGGAAACTATACCCAAGGGTTTGATTTATTAAAACCAAACTCGAAGCAAGAATACTATCCAGACTTTGACTTCAGTATACATGGTGAAGACTTAGGTTTAAATACCGTGAAGTCTATTAAATCACTAAGAGAATATCAACTAGGAGTTGTTTTCGTTGACAAGTACGGAAGAGAAACACCGGTACTATCCAACGCAAGTGGTCTTGATAAAGTAGCAAAGAATGAAGCTGCTAAAAGTAATAAAATGGAAGTATCTTTTGGTAACACAGTATTCCCTGAAGATGTGGAGTACTTTAAATTCTTTGTAAAAGAAACTTCTGGAGAGTACTATAATATGACAATGGATAGATGGTGGGATGCTGATGATGGTTTAGCATGGTTATCTTTTGGTTCTGCTGACATAAACAAAATAGATATTGATACTTTTTTAATTTTGAAAAAAGGTGTTGAATCAAATGATTTGGTTACGGAGCCAGCTAGATACAAAGTACTAGCGATAGAGACAGAGGCGCCTGATCACATAAAGACTAAAAAGACATTAATAGAAGAAAGAAAGCATATTTTTGTCGTAGACACTGTTACGGATATTTTTGGTAATAATACAGAAGACGCGCCATTGTTGGGTAGGGATACTTTCAAAATGAGATACCAACCCTTTGGTTCTGGACCTGGTTCTGAACTACACAACATAGAGGATGGGATTTTACACGTAGAATTTGCGATCGGTAGTGTTGTTTCTAAAAGATACAGAGTAACAGAGTTGACTACGGATAAGGATCAAACTGGTGTAGGTGTAAGTGGTGGTTTTTTTAGCGTAAAGCTAGATAAAAACCTCGGTGATGATGTTAATTTTATTTGCGATGATCCAAACGATGGTTTGAATGCAACAAAAATAGTTGATGAAACTGTGGTAAGAATTTACAAATATAGCCCGGAAAATTCAAGCGAGTTTGACGGTAGGTTCTTTGTTAAAGTTGTTAGTGACGGAGTGTTTATTGAGAATATAACTACAGCAAATGCTGAAACCACGCAATATAGAACAACACTATCTAGAAAGCTATACTACATGGGTAGTGACCAAGCCGCCTTGCACAGTGAGGTGTTAACCGGTCAAACACATGGTGTTTATAAAGATTCAGCAATTACCGAGGACGTGTGGGACTCTGGGTCCGCATCATACGTGTCTACAACTTTCACTAACGAAAATAACTTTGGTAGATTTGCCCCGTTTTTCAGGAACTATAAGTACACACAGGCATCTGACAGTATTGGCCCAACTATTCTTGGGTATTTTGATGTTGGGCAGTATAGGTTTGACGATACTTCAGAGTCTGAATGGAAAGGTGAGTTGGTAAACCACATGGGTAGTGTAGGTATTCCCGCTAGTAATTCTGGTCAATATGATTGGAGCGGTACTAGTTTAAAAAATGCTGATCACTCCGGGTGGGATGACGAGGTTGATGATGCAAACACAAGGTATGGCGTGTTTAACGATAGTGGCGAGCAAACAAAAGGTAGCGTGTGGTTCATCGATGGTGGTCCATACTCTGGAACTCGTGGGTTACCCTATGAAAACATACACTGGGCAGGATTCAGCAGCGGAAATGGTACTGGAACGGGGATTGGTGGTAGTAGTTCCACCGGCGCCATGCTAATAGCGATGGGTGGTATCTACCATCCCACAGAGATCGATGTTAGTGGTGGATATATATCTAATGTCTTTAATATAGGAAACGCTAGTAACACCTGGTATAACGGGCAAAAATTTAAAGATTTAGTTGATAAAATATCACCCTCAGTAAGGTTTAGGTTTAGAGAAGATCCTACGGGAGAAGTATACACGATTAAACCTAGTGGAGTAACATATGTGCAAAGGGTTAGATGGAGTGATGGTGGCAAGCATTCGAGCGCATCCGGTGAGTATCCTGCTTATGGTCCTATAGGATCTACATCCGACGTAGCTTTAGCGCCTCAACTATCTCCCAATATAACTAGAGGGTATTCCACAAAATTTACAAATGATAGAACTGGCGATGGGCAGGTGACTTGGGACCCAACGGGAGGTGGTACAACAGGTGCGATTAGTGGTGGTTTGAAGTTAACAGTGCCACACGCGAACTATGTGTTAGGTGGTCTTCTTGGTAACCAGGTGTTTGTTGCCAACATACACGATCTAACCTGTAGCGTAAACGGTGGTAAGTACTCTATAACAAAAGGGATGATATTGACTAGTTATGGAGGTATAACGCTAGATGGTACTTTTACAAACCCTGGTACTACTTACTCCCGCGAACCACTTATAATAAGAGATATAGATCCCGTTGGGAACAATGGTTATGTTTTAACACTTACCGGGTACTCAAGTCCGATTCTTAGTAGTACGCCAAACGCAACAATATCCCCCTCAGGTTTATTACAACACAAAGTGTTTCATATTGCGCCAACCACGGGTGATGAATTGGTTTTCCAACAACCAGCAATGAATGGCTATAGTCAATATTCTGTTAATAGAATAAACGCGCAGGACGCTAATGGAGACGGTAGTTCTTTAGCTAACCCCGCTTTACTAGCCGTAGGATATACTATAGAATTTTTAGAAGAAATAGAAGGAGATGTAGAATTTCCTGATAATCCAGCTATTTGGGAGACAGAGCCAAAAGAAACCACTGATTTAGATATATACTATGAAGCTAGTGGGTATAATCCACTTGAGTTAACGGAGGATAATAAATACTTAGCGATACCAATTGGATCTCTAGTTGAGTGCGTAGAAAACCCAGCGGCAACGCTCGTTAATATGATTATCACGAGTGTAGATTATCAACCCTTACCTGACACGCTTTCTCCCGGACAAAATGGGACGGGACCTTGGATGCTATCTTTAGCTACAAAGTTCACGCAAGACGAGCCTCTTGTTGGTACTTCTTATATTCAAATTGGTTCTCATTTAAAGATAACAAAACCAGATGGTAGTATTATAACAGTTGAGGTTACTGGGTGGGATGCTAGTGCTGGTTTCAGTAGCTACCCAACAAGAACACCCTTCATTTACATCAGCGAGGTGCTTCACGGTCCAGATACAAAATACACTTTAAATTGGCATAATTGCTATTCTTTTGGAAACGGAGTTGAATCCAATAGAATTAGAGACACTTATAATCTACCGTATATAGCCAATGGAGTTAAGGTATCTACAACGCTAGATGAGCATCCATATGAAGAAAAATTAAAGTACGGATTAATATACTCTGGCATATATAACGGTGCTGTTGGAATGAATAATTTAAATCAATTTATTGCAGCAGAAAAAATATCAAAAAACATAAATCCTACTTATGGTAGTATCCAAAAACTAAAAGCTGGATGGGGACAAGGTGGAGATTTAATAACTCTCTGTGAGGATAGAGTTTTAAAGATAATGGCAAATAAAGACGCCATATACAACGCGGATGGAAATCCACAATTACTTGCAACAAACGCTGTGTTGGGCCAAGCTATTCCATATTCTGGTGAGTTTGGTATATCTAAAAATCCAGAATCATTTGCATCGGAAGCTTATAGAGCTTATTTCACTGATAGAGTGAGAGGATCAGTTATGAGGTTGTCTGTGGACGGTTTAACACCTATATCCAATCACGGTATGAAAGACTGGTTTAGAGACAACCTAAAACCAGGGCTTGATCTTATAGGTAGTTACGATGATAGGCAAGATGAATATAATTTAACGCTACGTAACCCATGGATGGCAAGTGACGCATTGTATGATCCCGCTACAGTATCTTTTAGGGAAGATGTAAAAGGTTGGGTGAGTTTTAAATCGTTTATACAAGAAAACGGAGTTAGTTGTGCTAATGGTTATTACACGTTTGCTAATGGAAGACTGTGGAAACACCACGATGAGTTTGTTAATAGAAACACTTTTTACGATACATTTGCAAACTCAAGTTTAAATGTCATGTTGAATGATATGCCAAGTAGTATAAAATCATATCACACTTTAGAGTATGAAGGAAGCCAATCTAGGGTTGTTCAAAACCTACAAGACGACGAGTATTACAATTTAACAGGCAAAGATGGTTGGTATATTAGTAGCGTTGAAACTAATAAAGAAAAAGGTAGTGTACTTGAATTTATAGAAAAAGAAGGTAAATGGTTTAATTACATTAAAGGTGTAGAATCTAATATCGATGAAACTACAGATTTTGGATCGTTTGACATTCAAGGATTGGGAATAATTAAAAGTATAGATAACAATGATGTAACTATAGATGGGGATTTAAATGTTTCTCTTCAAACTGGGGATATTATCTACGTTAATTCCACTCAAATGCAAACCGTTGGAGAGGTTACAGCTATAAGCGATAACACTATAACGGTAGATAACAGCGGCACACTACCATCACAAGGCGACTATATTTTCTTTGTGAAGAACCAAGTAATAAATATGAATGGCTTGTCAGGGTATTACGCTGATGCAAGGTTTGAGAATAATTCGAAAGTAAAAGCTGAACTTTTTGCGGTTAGTTCTGAGATAACAGAGAGTAGTAAATAAACAAAATAATAAATGTCATACCATAACACATCTAAAGCAAGACAAAGCAGAATGAATGCTCAGGGGCAAATGGCGCCTGCTGGATACCACTATATGCCAGATGGAAGTTTAATGTCTGATGTTGAACACGCTAGATTGTATGGTGGTGTCGGGACAATAGAATCATTTAATTTAGACACTACAAACGTAAAGGCTAGTGGTGAGAAAAGGAGATTTACGATAACGGGGAACGGAACGTTTAGTTTGATGGTTAAAAACGAAAGTAATTATTACTACAACTTTACGACAAATAAGTTTCAGGCAGCTAGTACTAAGTTGGCTAATAAGACGTTAAAAAATACATATAGTGGTAATATAAGTTTTCCAGTTGCTCCAACAACTACGGATACAGTCAATGGAGCTGTTGCTAGTGGTACTAGTGTAACTATGGACACAGCGGTCGCTAGTACTATGGAGGTGGGTGATAGAGTCACTGGGAACGCCGCGCTTAATGCTACGTCGGTAACAGTAGCATCTATAGATTCTACAAATGTATTTTCGTTATCTGAAGCGATAGTTATATCGGATGGTGCGACTTTGTCTTTTACCGGTTCTGACCAATACGATGTCTTTCTATTCGCGGAACATGGAACTGAGCACGCCGACTACAACGAGGTTAGGCTTGCTGATGGTAGTGTAGATGTAAACTCTTCCACAGGGTCTGACTCTTTACTGCTTAAGAAGGTCATATATCAAACGCTAGACGTAAGATTAACGTTGTCAGCTATATCACCTAACAGTGAAACGCTTTTCTCAGGCACGGTACCAACAACCCAAGTTATAACTACACAAATAGGTAAGAATACCGGTAAAATTCCATTTTCAATTCCAGTTTCAGCCGGAACAACCCACTCTTTTAAAATAGATAAAACCCCAACTATTAGCGATGTAGCAATATTTGTTAGTAGAAATATCGGGGCTGCTCCCGTTGCTATAAAAGGTGAGGATGTTAGTGAGTCAACTTATTACAGGTGGCCAATTGACAATATAAATGGGCTTACCACTGGAATGATACCACTTTCAAACAATATAACAACTGGAACTATAATATCTTCTTACCAAGACATCTTAACTATAATGGAAGGAACCGATAGAGAGGATAGGGTTGTTAAGGTTAGAGTAGAGGCATTGGATACGCTGGGAGCTAAGCCTACTATAACGAGAGATGCAGCTACAAAGACGTTAACTACAGTGCAAACTGGTAATGTCGTTTTTAACAAGCAACAAGTAGCGGCTTTGGCTAGTGACGCGGTTAAGATTTATGGTTATGGTGCATCTACCATTGAAGCTCTATCTGGTTGGGATATTGAGTTCAGCGATATGATTGTAACGCTAACAAAGCCCACGGCTTTAGTTACCACGGCAACTGTTAATAGTACAACTGTTGTTGTAGATAATGGAGATGGTATTATGGACGATGTTAGTTCTGTGAGTGGTTTCAACATAGATTCTTCAGCTGAAAACCCAATTGTAACAAATATTGCTAGTTATAGTGGTTCTACGGCAACTTTAACTTTAAGTGCAGCTCAATCTTTAGAAGCTGGAGAAACATTAACGTTTGATGGTGCTGGTAGAATTATAACAATATCTGGTAACATTGAAATCAAAAAAGCTGGTGGTATTCGGCCTGATTGGGATGGCAGATTAATCTTTGACTTAGAAAAGTTTATAACTGCAACCGACGAGTCCTAGAGTAAAAAAACAGTGAAAACTGTGATAATAATAAAGTAAAATATAAAAAAAAATAACATGGCATTAGATCCGGTAACAACACAAGCTTTAATTGGAGCGGGCGCTAGCCTGCTTAGTGGTCTTTTTGGTAGTAGACGAAGAAAAAGGCAACAAAGACAAGCTAAGAGTAAATATAATGAAATGAAAGCAGCTTATGAGGGTTTAGACACTAGCAATATATACGCTGACGTGCAAAATCCTTATGCAGGTATGGAAAACACTATGGAAGATTTACGTGTTAATACTCAGCAAGCTGATTTTATGGCGCAACAAGGTGCTCAAGCTAGAGCAGATATACTTGGTACGTTTAAAGGCGCTGCCGGAGGAAGTGGTATAGCGGCTTTAGCACAATCTTTAGCCAACCAACAAACACAACAAGCGGGACAAATGTCAGCTTCAATAGGACAGCAAGAAGCTGCAAACCAAAGAGCAAGAGCAACTGAGGCTGGTAGGTTACAGCAATTAGAAAGAGCTGGTGAACTGCAAGCGGAGTCAATGAGGTTGGCTGGTGCTGACCAAACAAGAGCTTTAGAATATCAAACAACAGGCACGATGTTTGGTATGTCGCAGCAAAGATTAGCTGGCGCAAACCAAGCTGTAGCGGCTGGGCAATCACAAATGGCTAGTGGTCTTGGAGGTTTAGCAACTGGTTTTGCTATGGGGCAGTTTGGAGATGTTGGCTCAATGTTTGGTGCTAGCCCAAGTATTAATACTGGTAATGTTAACCTTAATACTACAAACCCTATAACCGGCCCTAGAATAGGTGGTGTTGGTCAAACTATTTTTAATACTTATGACAACAACCTAAACTACAACCCTAACACTTCCATGAACATGTTTAATCAATAATAAATTATGGCAAAAAAACAACAACCAAAATATTCATACGCGCCTAACACAGGTTTAATAGGAGGTGAAGCTCAAGTAGCTGCTTCTGAAGCTGGTTTATCAAACGTTGGTCAATCTTTTGCCGCTGGTGCTGCTTCTATGTTTGGAGCTATAAGGCAAGCCAACGCAGAGAGAGATGCTAGAATGGAAGCGTATGAAAGTGAAATTGGTGGTCTTGTAAACACAAATCAATTTGAAGACCCTAAAAATAAACAAGTAATTAAAGGTTTTTTAAATACACAGAGAGACGAGTTTATTAAGCTTAGCAAAATATACGATAAAACAAAAGATAGAGAGGTAAAAGATAAAATGGAAGAAATTAAGTTTTCTTTGGTAAACTTAAACGATCAGATAAAAGTTTTTAATCAAGATAAATTAGATTACAGAACTGCTAGTGACGAAAATCAATTAGCAAGTCTTAAAACTTACGATACAACTGGTGATGATTTTTTCACAACTGCATTTACTAATAACGCTGCTTTTTCAATAGACAAAAAAGGTGATATTAACTTTGGTATTAATAACAACTCTTATAAGTATAAAGATAAAGCTGGAAAGTGGCAATCTAAAAACAACATCGACGAATCAAACTTATTAAAAATATACGAAAACTCATACAAAGAAGGTGGTCAAGGAAAAGCTTTTAATTCAGGTAGTGTTAGAAGAGGTCTTTACAATAGTTTTAAAAATACTGGTAATAGTGCGTTGCAAGTTTTTGTAACTACAGATTTAACAAGCGATGATAGTAGTTTTTCTTTTGAAGAGCAATTTGCTTCTGGAAAATTAAGCAAAGAAATGTACGCAGGTTTTACTGCAAAAGCAGATGGAACATACGACACTGATTGGATGTTTGAGAATAAAAATGGAGATGTACTTAGAAATAAAGTTTCTGATTATTTTACTAAAGTAGTAGAGGATGGTCACGGGCAAGGGAGAGCGGATAATTATAAACCGAAGCCAGTAGATACGGACGAAGATGAAGATAAAAACAAATTCGGATTAAATCTTAAGAAAAATTATTACACTATACAAACTCCAGAGGGCGCTAGTTATATTGATGGCCAAACAATATCAAATAGTGTTGAAACATTTAAATCAATTCAAGATAAAGGATCTGGTATTTTTACAGGTTATGACAAAGTTCCTCACAAATTAAAAAATGGTAAATGGTTTACGTATGATGATGAAACTGAAGATTTTACCAAAGAAGATAATGCTCAAAGCATTTTTACCGCGTTAGATTGGGCCAACAATCCGCAAATAATGGAATACTTAAAAATAAAAAAACTAGTAGACCACGATGGTTTATCTCCAACACCACTTCAATTTTTAAACACAGATTGGTCAACTCCAAAACAATAAATTAAATGAAAGAATTTTACACCTTTGAAGGTCAATCTTACGAGGTTGATCCTAGTAGATTAGAAGAATTTTTAGGACAATTTCCAAACGCTACAAAAGTAG